GCTCATTTCAAAACACCATTCACGTTGATCGTTTGAAAGGTTGTAACCGCAATACTTGTAGATAGCCTCGTAAGTAGGCGCACCGAAGTCGTAAAACTTGGTCATGTCCTTGTTTTCTTCGTGGTATTGACGGTAGCTTGAAATGATCCATGCTTTGCGCTGTTCGATTGGGTAGTTACGTGTGAGCGTTGTTCCTGAGTGCGTAATCTTTTGCTCGGATTTGTTGAAGCGTACAACGTAGTTTGATACCCATTGCACGATCAATCTAATGGAAGGCTTAAATGCTTCGGTGCTTTCCTTACGTCCGTTCTTGAGTGCCTGTTCGAATTGGTCGGTTGTAAGATTGGTGTAGGTTTCAAGGTCTTCCTCCAACGCTTCAACCTGTCGCATGATGTTTTCTCCAACGGTTACATTGTTGTTGAAGTAATCGTAAAGTTTTAGCAGTTGCTTGGTAAGATATTCAGCACGTGCTTGTGGTTGCATTTCTTTGATTTTCATATCGTTTTTTTTTAAGGTTGTTTTCCGAATTTTCTCTCGACGACCCACTGAGCGATTTCGTCTGCGGTCATGTTACGTGAATCGAGTTTATGTTCTTTTGGTTTGTTGATTTTGTTTAGGTCAATTCGTTTTATCCAGTGCGCAAAGTGTTTGAATGAATCCGCTTTGAAGTGGTACATTTTTGCTTCAAGTTCTTGATAGTTCACAAAGGTATCGACTGCGGACCGTATTTGTTCAACGGTGTAATTGGTTGCTTGTTTAAGATTGTGAATGTGCAGTTCTAATTGCTCGTGAATGTACTCTTTGCAGTCGCTTGGTTTCAAATTTTGAAATGGCTCTTTAATACTACTACTACTATTAGTAGATTCTTTATTTTTGATTCTTTCTTCTTTCTTATTTATGTTAACGGATTCGCTAAAATTTTTTAATAGCATTTGTTCATTTTCTTTTATCGCATTCGTTTCGAATTGTGAAATGCTAAACGGATTCGCTAAAATTTTTTTATCGAATGTGATTCGAATAATGGGTGCTTGGTTCTTCTTTCCTTGCTCTAAAATTGCTATCAATCCCTTCGTTTGCAGGCCTTCCAATGTACGGTAATAGGTCGGATTGGATAGGTTCAAATGTGCCGAGGTTGTACGGGTAGGCAAACCAAATAAATCCGATTTAAGCGTGTTTTGTAGGTTGATAATAACAAACATCAAAGCGATTTCGTTAGTCGTTAACATACCTTCCTTAATGATCGAATTAAGGCGAAAATTGTAATCAATCAAGTTCATACAGTTCTATTGCTTTGAATATTTGTAAAACAACCTGTGGCACTATTGCGTTTCCTCCTGCTTTGATTGATTCGTTTCTCCATTTAGAAAAGGTAATTCCGTCCAATCGGTTGGAAAGCCCATCATTTCCATCACAAATTGGGGCGACAGTTGGGAAATTTTGCCATTGTTTCCCCTGTTTATGAATGAACCTAAATCGTTCCCCTTCCAATTTTCGCTTGGTCTTCTTGCGTTTGAATCGCTCTTTACTGGTGTTGGTAGCATCTTGTGAAATATTTGCTCTGTCAAACTCCCTGCTACCCATTTCCTCCCTATCGATTCCCTGTATTTTGTTCTCTTTTTTAATCTTTCTTCTGTTGGTTTTATGTCTATTGTTGAAGGTGTAAGCAACAAACCAAACTCGGTCTCTTCGGTGTGGTGCGTTGACGGAAACAGCTGGAAGTATAAACGGTTGTACTTCGTACCCTTCATTTTCCAAGTCAGCCTGCACCTCTTCGAATACCAACCCTCCATTCCAATTAACAAGGCCGAGAACGTTTTCGCCCACAATCCAACGTGGTTGAATTTCTCGAATTGCTCTAAGCATCTCAGGCCATAAATGGCGTTCGTCTTCCTTTCCAAGTCGCTTTCCTGCGGTTGAGTAGGGTTGACATGGGAAACCTCCCGTGAGTATGTCAATTGATCCTCGGTGAATAGTGAAATCTGTTTTTGTGATGTCATCGTAACTAATTGCTTTTGGCCAATAATATTTTAAAACTTTTTTACCGAAGTCATTCCACTCGCAGTGAAATACATTCTCCCAACCCATCCACTCGGAAGCTAAATCAAAGCCACCGATTCCACTAAATAAACTTCCATGTTTCATAAACAATAAACCCCACCAAGAACGGTATAGCGGTACACGTCCAAGGCAGGGTCATTAGGTTTTATAAAAGGCAAATCCGCTAATTTGCTTTTGTTTCTGCTTCAAATATACAAAACAAATTTAACTCCCACAACCAAAGCATTCAAAGTTTGAATCGGTCGGACGTTCAGGGTATTCAACCGAGCGAAGCAGTTGTTTTATTTCGCTAATTTCCTGACGTAGTACCATTTCTTCGTCGCATAGTTGCCCCGTTAATTGGTTCTCCAAGTAACTCATTTTCCATTTCAAGGATTCAATTTCCTCCTTCGATTGTGGTTTCTGATATTTCATTTTGTGTTTGATTGAATTGTTCTTCGATTTGATTTAGCACGTCTTCAAGGACCGCCATTTGTGCAGGATGCCACGTAGCGAGCGCACCCGTAACGGCATCAATGCCTCGGCTTATTTGCATCATTAACTCTTCATCCTCACCCCAAAACGCTACGGAAAGCGTGTTGAGGTAAACTGACAAATCTTTCTCTAAAAGGTTCAATCGGTTCTTTAAGGATTGACGGTAGGCCTTGGTGCGTTTTAGGTCATCCAAAGTTTCTGCAAGGGCTTGCATCAACACAACGGCACGGGTAATGGCTAATTGTTCTTTGGTTGGGTCGGGGTAATTCATAGTGCAGTGTAGTTGTAAGTTTTGGAAAGTTCAAACCCAACACGATTGATCAGGTGCATGGCTTGAAGTGCCTTGTAAAAGTCTTTGTGCTCAATGCACTGGGAACGCAATCGGTACAACCTTTGCATCCGATCGTTTAAAATATCAAACCTTGATACCCTTGAAAGGTCGATTTTCTTTGCGGTGTATTCAGCGTTAACGTGTACTTCCATGGCTTTAAGTTTAATACCTTGAATGAAGTCGATTAGTTGTTGTGGGCTTGTTCTCATTTCATTGTTACTTTTAAGGTTGTTGTACTTCTTTTGATTGGTGGTGTAATGGTAATTATTTCACCGTTTGCATCCACGATGTTTTCGGGCTTGGTTAGTGATCGTAACCACTTCTCACGGGCTTTCAGCATTTCGGTTGTACGTTCTACGTTCTCCTTCAAAATAATCCATTCAATGTCGTTGCAACTTTCGTAGTCGTACTTCACACCCATTTCGGAAGTGGTGGCCACCGCTCCAAACATTTCTGCCGTTTTCCCGTGCTTTTCTTGTTCGTTGATTGCAAGGTATTGGGTATCGGTTAAAGTCTGCTCTAAGGCCTTAATAATCATGCGTGCTTTGATTGCAAACTCAAGTGGGTTGATATTGCCCTCTTCGATTTGAATGCGAAATTCTTGGTGCATCAACTCGACCTGCTCCCGTCCAGTTACGGAAGAAAGCAGGTTGTTTGATTGGGTTATGATATTATCCATTGGCTTGACTTTTTTGTTGCATTTTAAAGAATGGATGGAAACGTCCGTGCGTTTCAACTTGCTGTTTGCGAAATTCATTTACTCGCTCCCAATATGTTAATTCTTGCTCTCTCAAAAGGTTGTAACGTAAATCGTACAACTTGCGAGCTTCAACCATTTTACTAACGCTTTGGTTCATTTGATCTTGTAGCAACTCACCTTCTTTTTTAAGGTTGTATTTTCGAGCGTAATAAATGATTAAACCGCTATTCATTCCGAGCATCTTTGCAAGGTCCGAATTTTTAATCTTTGAATAAAGTTCAATGATTACTTTGATTTTGTCCTCCTGTGTCATTTCCAATCCTTTCCGGTATCTTTCTTGAATTGTGCCTTAACCTCGGAAGTAATGCGGTAGTGCGCTTCCAACTTCTTGCATAACTCAGGGTCGGTTTCGTGAAGTTCCAATAGCTTTGCGTACTTTTCAGCCGTGAATGGTTGCAGTTCGTCAGCCTTTGCGAACTTTGGTGCAGCTTCCTTTTTACTCTGAACCTTGTTGATATCGCCCGTTGTACGTAGGTTGGTAGCACCGTTTGCGTCATCATCTTCTTGAATAACACCGAAGCAAGCGGAAAGGGAATAGCGACGTGCATATGTCAGCGCACTACCGTACCCGTGTGGGTCATTTTTAGGTGCAGGCACGAACGTAATACCGTTGCTCATAGTTTCACCTGATTCGTGAATGATAAGCGTTTCTACACCGACTCCACCTTCTAAGCGGTGAATGATTTGTGAGTAGGTAAGGCCGTTATCGTTTAACGGTTTCTTGATGGCCTCCGTAACGCTCGCAAGGTCTGCGTACTTGTTTCGGAAGTGTGGGTTGGTACTGTCTTTTGTAGCACCTTCGATTTGGGCGGTTGCTTTAACCAAAGCTTTCGCCAAGTTTTTGATTGTTTCCATAATTTTGTTTTGGTTCACAAATATACAAATGAAAATTAAATGTGCAAACTATTTTTTTTAGCCTTTGCGGTAAGGCACGTAGGCGGTGCGGTTTCCGATCTTAGTTGCACGTAAAATTTGTTTTCGGTTGTTGGTTTTTGAGTAACTGATATGCACCCAGTCAGGTTCTTGCTTCGTGCCGAATTCCCAAATGATTTGGTCAAAATCTGGTAGCTTGCAGGCTTCCTCGAATAGGTGAAAGTTGGATGTGTTCAAGGCTTGCATGTCGATTGCTTCACCTTTGCAATGCTGTGAACTTTTGCTTCCACCAATGGCACGATTAAGGTCAGGCGAACGGTAGAAGGAACTTACTCGGATTGCGCCAACGATTTCCCTTAGTGGCTCGAATACCTTTTCAGCGGTTAGCTTCATGGTTTCAATGGTTGCTTCGTTTGGTGTGTTGTTGATTCCCAAACGTGTGGCCGTGTTGCTCTTTGTGGCCTCGGTTAGTGTTATGTGTTTGCTAATCATAAAAAGAATTTAGTTAGTTTAACCAATGTTTGCTGATCGCAGTATCCCGTGTTAATTACCTTTCGGTAAGTTGGTGGGCTAACTGGCAATCGATGTACGGATATTTTCCGTTCGTTTCTCACTTGCTCCCATCGTTGCGCTAAGGCCGTGGAAACCAAGGGGCGAGCAGGTTTTCGCCCCCGTTTGATTTGTTTAATTTCTCGCATTATTTGAAATAACTAAATATGATTGAATAATTTTCTACCGTGTTGAAATTCATTTTAAAGCTGATCGCTACACCGATTCCGATTTGCTCGGTGAAACTTGCATCGGTAACGCATAACTCTGAATTTTTAAGGTCCCATCGGATTACCTCGTTAAGCAATTCTCCAACGTGCCTATCTTCGTGGTCAATGTAACCCCTAAGGTGTTTGAAGATTGTAATTACATCGTTGAAAATGTAGTGGCTTACGGGGTCGCACATATTCTCGGAATGTGCGTGGCCAATAAAGATGTCCCAACCGCAGGAAATAGTGTCGGGTGCTAACTTCCAAAAGCGCAAAGCGTCAACTGGAAATTGTTTTTCGTTCATTGTTTTCATATTATTTGGATTTTTTGGTTTGAATTCTTTTTGAAATGTAAGCCCCGATAAACACCATGTAAATAAGTGTGAATGGGTTTTTGGTTAGAAGGAACACGTAAAGCGTTACGATTCCCCAAATTGTTGTTTGCGTTTTGTTCATTGTTTTTCTCTTTGGTTCTACAAAGTAAAGGAGTAAAATTTAATTGTGCAAACTTTTTACGAAAAAAAATGAAACTTTTTTTTGAAGGCATAAAAAAACCCCCGATTTCTCAGGGGTTCAACCAAAAATTAAACTACGAAAACAACGCAAAAAACGTGGCTTGCGCTACAAAGATACGAATTTATTTTCCTTCGTCAACAGTTATTTGTGAAACTGTGGTAATAATTGTACCCGCAGTGATCAAATAAGTGCTTAAAGCTACAATCGAGGCGGGGAGCGAAACTGGTGCAGTAGCCAAAGCACCCCCGACCACACCAACCACAATACCAATAGTGCGCAGTTTCTTAAAAAATGGAGGGGTTTCAGCCGTCGCTCTTTCATACACCGACATTTCGTTTGCCTTCTTAGGCATCAGGTTTTTTAGATTTTTCATTATTGATAAATTTAGTTGCAAAAATTTCAGTTCCTTTTAATCCAAGGTAGCCCATGATAAAAGCAATACCGTACTCCGCTGAACCTCCCTGCATCCCTAACGCATCCACCACGATAGGGGTAAGGTAGTTTGCAGAAAATACACCGCTCGGAATACTCACCAACGCTTTGCGCCACGAAAATTCTTTCTTTCCGATCATAACGAGCGAACCTGCGAACCCAGCGAAGGATAAGCCCAGGTTAATACCTAAATCATGTAGTAACTGCTTCATAAACGTTTGGTGCTTTTTCTTCTAAAAATAAACCCCCATTCGCTTCGAACTCCGCTTTTGCGGTTTCAAAGTCCTCAAAGAAATGGTTGGTGTTATCATAAATAACTAAGTACTTCATAACAAATTGCCTTTAACAAATTGAACGGTTAACGTAGCTCCTGCCGTCCCAACTAATCCAAGGAAAGCAATATTAAAATTACCGCTTCCATCTTGCGCAACGGTAATGGTTGCTGAATTGTGACCTGTAAATGAGTTGCCCGTTGTATTGGATGCACCCAAACCATAGCGAACGTTTGTAGACGTTGTTTTACAAATAAGCATTTCAAACTGAGAGTTAGTCCCTGCCGATTGCAAATACCTTGCACCGCCCGAATTAACGTTCATTCCTACCGTTGTATTTCCCGTTCCTGCGGTTCGCTCGATCAATCCCGAAATACGAATAACACCACCGACTGGAATGTTTGCAGAAGCTACCGTAAACGTTGTTAAAGTTACCGCAGTGGTTGATGTAGTACTTAATTGGCTAACGTCTTGGAAAAGGCCTGTAATACGGTTAAGTGCGGTTTGTGTTGCCGTGCTTATTGGCTTGTTTGCATCGCTCGTATTATCCACGTTTCCAAGTCCAACCATGGCTTTGGTTACTTGCTTATTCTTCCATAAATCGGTAGAACTTTCGTAAATCAAAGCATCGTTATTCGCTAACGTTGCTGGGTCAATAAACACGTTGTGAAGTTCGTCTAACTCCCAACCGTTCATGATCTTTACATAGATTTTCCCGTTGTTAGCGTGCGAATATTCCACGTAACCAAGTACCACGATATGACCCGTAGAACCGTTTGGTTTTACGTTAGTCATGCGCCCCGCAGTGGTTGGGCTTAAATATAACACATCGCCATCAGCCCAAGTTTCACCTTGTAAGCTTCCAGTTGTGTTGACTCCTTCAAGTTGGCCAACTGTTAAAATAAAACCTTCTTGGTTTGGTGCGATTGTTTCCGTTACCACTCCGAGCGTATCTGCTGAATTAAGGTCGGTATTTGCTTGCGCTAAATTAACCGCTAACCTTTGGCCTTGCGCTCCCGTAACCTTTACGACTTGGTAATTGGCTTTCGTTAGTGTGGTGTTTGGGTTCACCTTATTAACCACACGTGCGACTAAATCAACTCCGTTCTTCAACGTAACCGAACCACCTTTCAAAAGTGTTTGTGAACTTCCAATCGTATCGTTCCATTCCGTTGCACCAACTGCAAGCGCACCCGTAGGGTTTACATTCAACGCTAACTGATCGGCAGTTAAATTGTACGTGCCGAGGTCAACGTTTCCAGTTGCACCCGTATAAGGAACTTTCGCATTTAAGGCATTCTGTAAATCAGTTTGATTGCTTAACGTTCCCGTAATCGAACCCCATGTAGAACTTCCACCGCCTCCCGTTGACTTTGCTTCAAGGTCAGCATCGGTAACACCCTCTTTGAACCAATACTCAGTCGCACCGCTTCCGCTATCAACGATAACGGTTAAACCAATGTAACGTCGGTCCTCGGGAATATAACTCAAAGCCGAAGCCGTGGAAACAAAAACACCTAATCGATCGTCTACGGGTGCTGGTTTGTTGATTTCTAAATTATCGCTTAATCTAATCATTGTATAGTCATTTGAACGGTTGCTTCCGTTTGCCACATTGTAACGTAAATTGTGTAATCATCCTCGGTATCGTACACCTCAAACAACTGCTCGAACGCACCTTGATCGAATGCACTTCTAAACCAATGCGAAAACGAATAAGTTGAAGGAACTGCAAACCAAAGAAACAAATTGCTAACCGCTCCACCATCGAAAGTAATGTTAATCGGTTGATTGGGTGCAACCGCTATCGTGTTACCGTCGTAAAGGTCGATTTGGTTGGTAGCTTCCACGCCTCCAAAGTAACAAACATCGGGGTTCATTTCAGTCGGTATGGTGCAAATAGACAAAGCAAGTGGAACGTTAAACGATACCACCGCTCTGCATCCTGCAACACGATCACCAAACCTATCCACGAAATAATCAACGTTAGCATCTACCGAAATATCGAAGTCATTGCCAAAAGTCCGTTGATACTTAATCATGAAATCCCCTGCAAGTTGGGTCATGTCGCTCATGACCTCATCGGGTTGGAGTGTTTGAAAGTTCAAAGCATTTGAACCCGTCGGACGATCTGCTACCTTTTGGCTTTCCTCAATCTTATCCATGAAAACCAAACCAACCGTAAACGTAGCTGAATTACTGCCGAATCTTGCACCGTCCAACGTCGCAAAAACTAACGGGTAATAAATCCTATCAATTTCGGGAGTAACAAAATTGGTTATTTGTGCGCTATCAGGGTCCAGAATGTTACCCGTACCGAACGAATTAACGAGCGGATGGCTCTCGCTGAACTCCTTTAAGCTTCTTTTTATCGTGTTCCAACTTTGCATCTTTGTCTTTTGATAGGTAAACCCGTAACTTTTCTACGTTTTTTTTGTGGTAACTCATAGATTTTAATAACAGTCACAATCCCGATTGAAGTTAGCTTGGTAACGACTTGCGTAATCACCACAACAACCGTAGTTATTCAACACCAAACCTGCCGTGTAATTACGTCGGTTAGGTAAAATGGTATCGATTTGTCCGCTTGGTGATTGATACGCAGGAAAGTCGGTGATATTGGTTAAGATATAACGTGTAATTCTTTCAGCGTACCACTCCGCTTTCGATTTGTAGTAATCAATCAACCTTTGAAGTTCACTCATGGAGGCCTGCGTACTGTTTTGATCAGTTCCACGCTCCACGTTCTTGTTTCGTAATTGGAAACCGAAGGCCATCGGGAACTCCATTTGTACAAACATTTGAAGGCATGGCTGAATGTAGTCAATAAGCAAGTCCTCATTCTCTTGGGTTAAATCGTCCGCAATGATTTGATTAGCAATTTCTTTGTAAAGGTCGCTACCTAAAATCGGTTGAATGTGCATCTCTTGGCACATGATCAACGTAGGTCGCAACTTCACCATGGAAACGTTTTCGTTAATCAATGAAGCATCTTTGAGTTGCTTCTCGGTTATGAATAGGGCTTTTTGGCTCATGCTTTCGGTTTTACTAAGGTTTGCATCCAAGTATGTCTACAAGTTGGGTAGTGTTGGTTCGTGCCGGGCTTTGTGTACCAACCGCCCTTTCGCTCCCAAACCGAGTACCCCATGATTTGCGAAATTTGGTTAATATCTTGACGTGTGTAATACCTTCCGAGGTCAATCATTTTCGAGCAAAATTCACGGCTTCCTGCGATCAACTTTTGTGGACCAAACTCAGGAAGTACGTCGTATTTGTACATGACTTGCACCAATGGTTCACCTTCGGGATTACGTGGCTTAATAAAGTCCTTTGCGGATTCTCCAAGCTCTTTTAACGCTCCACGTATATTGATAGCCTTTGCTTCAATAAGTGCGCTTATACGGTCTGAAATTAGTTCTATTGACTTTCCCAACTTTTCGGCTAATTTATCCGAAGTAATTGCAGGGTCTTTCTCAATCATTTTCAAAATGTCCGCATCAAGTTCGGCATATTCGGAAGCAAATTCTTGCTCCAATAACTCGAAGCCATAACGCATAGGTCTGCGTGTAATTTCCTCAAACTCGGAAGCGTCACGGCCAAACTTTTGAAACAACGCTAACTCATCTTTCTCTTTGCGAAAATCTTGGTGCGTAAATGACTGCGGTTGCTCGGTAACGGTTACTTCGGCCAAAGGTGGTAAACCCGCTTTTTCTCGCAGTTCGTCTTTGGTCATGATTTGAAGCAATGACTGCTCAGTTAGTCTTTCAGTGATTGGCTCGGTAGGTTCGATTTCCAACACGCCCAACCCATTGAAGGAAAAAATGTAGTTAAATACCTTTTCCAACTTTTGAACTCGATCATTAACGTAAACCGCCTTAAATAATTCGTAGGCTTCAACCAATTCTGAACGCCCACCAAGTTGCCCTGAAACACGTACACCAAACAACATCGGGGAGGTTACGCGGTGAGCAACAAAGATTTCAGTTTGGATTGTTTCATTGAGAATGTTAAACTGCTTATCGAGGTCGTTAGCGTTTAACGGTTCAATCTTTAATCCAGTTTCGGTACTATCGTTGAAGTTCACCACGATACGCTCCCCATCGTCGCCTCTTAATTGCTTTTGTAATTGACGTTTGATTTCCCTTTGCTCTTCATTCGAAGGTACTCCGTTGTTGAAGTTGAAAAGGAAACCACCAAGGAAACCATTACGTAAGTTGTTTACGTGGTAGTTTGCAATGCGTGCATCGGTTTCAATGTAAGCAAGCGCACCTAAGTATTCGGGAATGGGGTAATAACGCACGCTCGGAGCGTAACTGCAATAGTAAAATAGTTGCTTACCTAAACGCTTTTGAGGGTCGAATGGCATATACTCGGTAAGTCCTTCGGGTTCGCCAAACTCTTTCCACTCATCTGCGTAATAGAATTTAGTCCCATCCTCGTTTCTGCGTAGGTTACCAAAGTTTTTATGTGCGATTTGGCTAATTTTACCGTGCATATTCCACACGATTTCCAACGCAAAGCCGTTAAAAATTTCAAAGTCCAACGTGGTTTTGTATAGAATATCGTTCAAATCATCGTATGGGTTAGGATTTTCCAATAAACGATTCAATTCACCAAGCATTTCGCTCGGTACTTTGTCGGCTTCATACGTCCAACCCTTACCCGTGATGTAGTTTACCTTCCCGTTTACAATAGCGTTATGCTTTGCGCTACGTTGGTACATTTCCAACAAGTAATCGGGGTATCGGTTATGTTCCCCGTACATCACCCAATCCTTACCATTCGCAACCTTGTACTCGGGTAACTTCGTTTCAAAGTCCTGTCGTACAATAGGCGAACTGGTAGGCATACCATACGCATTTTTTACTCTTCTTGAACTCATAAATTTGGCTCTATGTAAGTTGTATTGTTATCAAATACGATGTCGGTGTTTTCATTTGCCAAAACTTCGTACAATCCAACCTCCAACACGTTTAAAATTTCTTCGCTTTCAGGGTTGACCGCTCCTTCATTACCCTCGTAAAGTGTATATAAACACTGACCAACGGGTAAATTCCCAACATTGCAATCCCAAGCATCAAAACGGCCAGTAAATACGCTAAGGTTTTGAGCCTTTTCAAAGCCGAAAAAATAATCTTCATTCGTTGCTACGTGGTGAATGTTTAAATATACCCATGCACCGCTAACCATGTTCTCGGTAGCGGTAAAGTATAGGCGGTTAACTGCGTTCGTTGTGATCAACTGCATATTTATATAATGGGAAAAAACGAAAATGTAACGAATAAAAAAAGGGAGCGTAAACGCCCCCCTTCAAAATATGGAAAGTGTGTAGGTTTAGGTATGTACCGTAATTGTTCCTGAGTATTCAACAACGGGCGATTTTTCCATGGAAGTAAACGTCAAAGTCATTCCGTTCAAATCTCCCATCGCAGTTCCTGTTGCGGAAGTTCCAGTGGTCAAATAAACTCCGTTCTCCAATCCCATGATCCATTTTGCACCGTTACGGTCAACGGCTACAACGGCTAACTTAGCTTGGGCTAATAACTTCAACTGATTGCGAAGGGCTGCGGTTAGCTTAGGCAATATGATTGAAAGTTCTGTTTGATAAAATGTAGTACCATTTTCAACGCTCGATGTTACCGTTTCGGTAAATTGAGCCGTATTCATTGGCAATTCGTATTTGTAAAACGAACCCGTTACTGTTGAAATTACCCCTGACGATTCAGCGCCATAGGTAATATCCCCGAAGTTTTCCAAGTAAACTTCTTTTAATCCACCAACGCTATCCTTACAAGCGAGTGAATATCCTGCGGTTAATGCGCAACTCATATCTTTTTTTTTTATTTCAGTTCAAAAAAAAGGGTGGGCGATTTCACCCACCCCCTCGGTTAATAGTTCAATCGTTCGATTAGGATGCAGCCATCATGAAACGAGCGCACTGGTCAGGGAATGCGATTTGAACGCCTGCCTTGAATTCAGCAACAAAACGAACTTCGTCCGCTTCCTTAGCGTAGAAGATTTCGAAACGCTCTTCTTCGTTCAACAAGTCAGTACCGAAAACGAAGTGAGAAGTGCGACCTGCGTACAAATCGTAAGTTCCGTTCAATCCGTTAACTCCGTACAACTTGATGTTTGAACCGGGCAAAGTCAATTCGTAGTTTTCAACTCCGTTCAAGTAAGAAATGTTGAAGTAGTTTTCAGCTACCAAACCTTGCTTAATTGCAGTGAATACGTCAACACCGCAGAAAATAGCAACGTCATCGTAACCTTTGATGTCAGCAGGAAGGTAGGTTTCAAAGGTGTTCAACAAAGCAATTGCATTTCCGGGAGTAGAACGCAAAGTAGCGAATGAAAGGTCAGTAGCCCAACCGTAAGCAGAAGCGTTCAAGTCGGTAACAGAAGCAGAAGCAAAGATTGAAGCAAAGCCAGTGATTGAAGCAGGAGAACCTGAACCGTCACCTTGCCATACCGCAGTTTCCAAAGCCTTCTGAATAGAAGCAACTTTTTGTTCAGCGTAAACCTGCTCGAATGGAATAGTTGTAGGACGTGAACCCGCAGTCAACTGCGTTTGCATCCAGTACGCTTCCAAAGCCTTCGGGCAAATAGCTTCGTGAACCTTGGTGTGAACCGCAGTCAAGTTGCGTTGAGTGAAATCAGTTGTGTTGTTAGCACCATTGAATCCGCAAGTATTTCCGTAAGAAAAAGCGGTGGTAGTGTCTAACAAGTTCAACGAAGAAACGTACTTCACACCAACTTGCTTGTTGATCAAAGAAATAGTACGTGCGTTGAATAACGACTTTGTGATTAAGGGTAGGGTTTGTTGATTAGTATAAGTACTTAACCCAGCTAAATTGTAACTCATTTTTGTTTATTTTAATGCGTTTAAAAGATTTGAAAATTTATCGTTTTGCTTTTCCTTTGGATTCAAATAGGTGAATGCAACAGGCTTGGAAACCTCGGCAGTTGGACGGCTTGCAACCTCCTCAACAACGGCACTCATGGCTTCGGTAGCTTTACCCATTCCATCCATGCGAGTCATCATGTCGGCAATCATACCTTCCAACTTGGTGATACGCTCGCTCATTGATTCCATAGCTTTGGCGTGCTCAGGCATCATTTCAGCTTCGGCCATTTCCTCCTTCTTTTCGCCTGCTTCGATTTCAACTTCGATTTTTGGCTCTTCTTCGATAGGCATGATTTCAACGATCTTACCCGCTTCGGTTTTGATCTTAGCAACACCAACCAATTCATGCTCTCCGTCTGGGGCAGGAACGGCGTTACCATCTCCGTCGATTACCATTACCTCCGCACCAACAACGATTTCACCGTTGATTGATACTTGACCACCACTTGCAAGGTCGTACATGGCGAACTCTTGGGCGGGTGGGGTAACTTCGGTCGACATGAGATAGCTTTTAATTTTTAGCAATTCAGCTTTAATATCCATGTGAAAAAAGTTTATTACTTATTGAATGGGAAGGCAAAAAAAAGTGACAAAAAATTTTATAGCATTGCAAGGATTTCGTCAATCAAAATGACTTCCAACGGTAGTTGCTTGGATGCTTGGAAAGGTGCGTGAATAAAGTCACCTTCAACGCTAAACCCTTTAAACGTTCCGTCTTTAACCTGATTCCATACGTCTTCATTGTTCACTTTATACGTTCCAAACCAAGTGCCTTCGGGGCAATCCTCGAAACCTTTTGGTGAACCAATACCACGGTCAGCATCGGTAATAAACGACTCGATCATAAACACGTCCTTCACTGGTGTTTTGTGTTCAGTGTTGACGTTGGAAATGTATTGGTTTTGCATAAACTTTTCCGCTATCTTCTTAATGGTTTCAGCGGTGTAGGTCACGTAGTACTCACCAAACTTTTCGTCACGTCTGAAAATCATTGAATCGGGTATCATTAACGGACCTGTAACCAACCTTTTGTCTTCGTTAGCGGTGAACTTCACACGGTTGTTAAATGCTTGGAAATTGCGCTCGATTGCAGGAGCGTTAACGAGTGCGACAAAGTCAACTCCCGTGCCTTCGTCATCGTTTACTACAAGCGAGTAAACTGGTAAATCATTGTAAGTATTCATATTATTTTCCTAATGTTGCGGTTCTTTGTAATCTTTGTGAGCGTTTTTGTTTGTCTGAAATATCGGTTTCAAGTACGTAGGTTCTAACCGATTGTTGTTGTAGGTTACCCTGTGCATCTAATTGTAATTGGGTGCTTCCGATTGTTGGTGTAGTTGTGGCCATTGCGGATGGGGATGGTACTGAACCAACACCACCACCGCCACCTTCGGAACCTGAACCGCCTTGGAATTGGGTTTTTGAAATTTTAGCAACTTGTGCAAGTCCAGTGGTCAAGGCAATACCCGCTTCAACAAATTGCGCACCTGTTGCAAGCTTGATCGGGTTACCCCCTGCGGTCAATGCTCCGTTAACAGCTAAGAAAGTACTAATCAAAGCTTGTGCAATACTGAACTTTTTATTTCTTTCAAATGCTTTCCTTTGGCTCGCTTCATCCTTTTTAGCAAAGGCATTGTTTAACTCAGTCAAAGCATTTAAGCTATCAATAGTCAGCTTACCCCATTTGTTAATATTTGCTTGCCTTGTTTTAAATAAATCTATTTCAATTTGTTTTCTTGCTTCGGCACTTCTAATTTCTGCTTGAGTAACATTATTTAATTCAGTTACATAACCTTTTAAACCTTCAATCGATTGTTTTCTTGCTTCATCACTTTGCTCTTGTAATGTACTTGTTTTTTCTAAACTTCTAAAAGTAAGCTCATCTAATTCTTCGGTAGCTTTTTGCCTTTCTTTTAAAATTTTATCTGCTTCTTGTTGTGCTTTTTTATTTGCTTCTTCTGTTTTTTTCCTATCCTCTTCATTTAATTTTTGAATTTCCAACTTGAAACCCGCTTGCTCGTTGGTTATTTTGTCAAGTGATTTTTGTAGTTCTTCTTCGGTTTTCTTTCCTTCTTCTGCAACCTTTTCAGGGTCAAAAATTGTTTCTGCAAGTAATTGGTCAAAGCTTGAAAGATTTAATTTAAAGTCAATACCCGCACCAAAAAAGTTAGCCGTTTCAATCAATCCATTAATCAACCCGTCAACCATTAATGTAACTGCTTTAATAGGGCTGAAAAGTGCCATAATAACACCTTTGGCAATTTCTTGGTTACGTTTAGATGCCTCAACCGCTTGTTTTGTCGCAAGTTGTTGGCCTTTAATTTGGTTCTTTATTCCCGCAATAATTGCGTCGGTTTCCTTAATCTTAATGTTTAAGATTTCACGTTGTGACTTACCTTGTAATTTTAGAATGTTCTCGGTGTCCTTAGTTAAATCATATTTTTTTTGCGCTTGTTCGGTATCTTGTTTAGATACTTCAATGTAGTTTTCAGTTTCTTTCGATACGCCACCAACCGCTTCTTTAAGATCATCCCAATAAGCTACAAGTACACCAATCAAAACAATGATAGCACCGATACCCGTAGCAATTAACGCACGGGAAAATCCCTTTGTGGCCGTCGTTGCTACGTTTGTTGCAACCGCATTTTCCGTTTGCGCCTTACTCAAAAATGCTAACGAAAACGCACTGTCTTTTTGAAGGATGTTTGTAATTGCAGTCACCCCTTGAAGCAAAGCCATTGCACCCTGTGTTTTCTTGATCGCTTCCTCAACTGCTTTATTCTCTGAGCCAAACAAAGCCATTGCACCCTGAGCCGCTGCAAAACCGCCTGCAATCCCTTGCGCTGCTTGACTAAACGCATCCAACTTGAACGTATCAGAAGACAAAGCTTTAATAGCGTTCTTGGTATCACCGATTTGGTCTTTAACCTCCCCCGCTCTTTGTTGCAACTTTTTAAAGGCTTCCGTTCCCGTCTGCCCTGCGGTAGCCATTTTGTTCAACTCGTTTTCAATCGAGCGCAACTCCTGCTTTAAGTTCTTGAATTGCCCCGTGGCTTGGTCGGTTTCACTCTTAACTCGTAATACTATATCCTTTTGTACGTCTGCCATTATTCTGTTATTAATTGGGGTTTAGGTTCGTCTGAAATAAATGCACCCGTACCTCCCGTTAATTGAAAAACGGTTGGTTCAAATGGTGCTAAGTCCAATACTTTTAAAAGTTCGATTGAGGTACTTTCGTCACTATTTGCATCGTAATCATTTACCGATAAAAGGTAAAACAAAGTGCCGTTAATATAAATCGGTTTGCGGAAGTCAAGGTTCAACACGTCAACTGCGGAAAGTTGCACAAATAACTTGACTTTCTTAGCGTCTTTGTCGGTGTATAGGTTGACGTAATCCAACCAAAAACGATTGAATAGGTTGTTGTTGGTGTACCTATAAATCGCTCCGCTTGTTTCGTCCGATTGGTAGTACAACTCCCGTGGAATGCCAAAACATAAATCGGTTGTTGGGTTGTATGGGTTATCTAAATTACCTGCGTACGGGTAACTGGTGTATTCAGTACCCTCGAAAACAAACTCCGTATCGCTCGGAAATTCAATGTACTCATGGTAAAGAATACGAAGGTTGGGAGTAACGGGTTTCACGTCTAAATTAACATCACCACTAACTGAACTTCCTTTGTTATCCATGTCGTAATACCGTGCGTAAATGCGTGGGCTTGGTGAAAATCCAACCATTACGCTATTGCCAAATCCAACGTCCTCGGATTGCTCACCATTGCTGAACTCATTTGAACTAATGTAGGTCCGTGAACCATAACTTGATTGGTATGCACTTTGGTAACGCTTCTCAAAGTAACCGCCCGCATCCTTGTAATTGAACTTGTACGTCTTCGGGTTCATGTAACCACATGGCACTACTTCGTAACCTTTCTCAACGTCCCAACGTGAAGTCCAATCGAGGTAAGTTGAACTATCGTAGAAGTCCGAGAACGGCTCGATGTATAGTTTCTTCGGGTCGTATTTATCGGGCATGATAAACAAGTTGAACATACGAACCAAGTACATTAAAAAGTCGGATTGCTTAACCTTGGGTACAATGGTTTCGTTCATGTTCCAATCAAACCCCGGTTGCATCAATGGTGTTCCACTGATTTGATTTAACCAATATGTTCCATCGGTAAAAATACGCACGTAAGGTGCAGGTGAAATTGGCGTACCGCTATCAACTGAAAAATCCATCCACACTTCAACGTAATCGGAAGTGGTCAAACTCATTTGTAAAATTCCGCTCAACTGTTGTGCCGTTGAACCTCCACCTGCAACCCATGTGTATTCAATAATTTGGGTTAATGTAGTTCCATTTTTACGAACGTACACTTTAACCGTCTGATCAAATCCAAGTGCCAAGTTAGGTTGAACGTTAACACGTACTTGAATATTGAAATCACCGTTAAATGGTGGGGTGTATCGCTTATTCGTGGTATCATAACCGCCACCGTCAAAGAATGGTGAAGGCGTATCGGTAGCCATGTTCACCTTTTGAAGCGTGCCATCAGCAATATCTTGAATACCACCACTCAAACCAATGTAAAACAACGCACCGCTCATTTGCTCTTCCGTCAAATAAGGTACACCACTAACGCCATACGGTACTATCAATTGCTTAAACCATTGCGACGTAAGAAAGTCACTTTCATAAGTAAATCCTGCACCGCTCACAATCTTATCGAGGTACTTTTTTACCGAAATAGCAGGGTAAAAGTCAGCCGTAGTAAATACGTCCGCATAAGGTGCAGGGGCTTGGGTACGTGTGAAACTCGCTTGACCGTAATCAATGGCAGGGTAATAGTAATCGTTACCCGTGCTTCCCACCGAATTAGTCCACGCATCCACGATATTACTCCCATCCCATTCGTGATTCAACTCGCTAAAATCTAAATCCGTCAATTCGCTATCACCTAACTGCTTAAACAAGTTCACATTCTCACCGTACAAACCTACTTCGTACGTCTTAAATTGGCCGTCACTTTTAACCGCTAACAACTGAGCAATTCCATTAAACACCTCAACACTATTCTGCAACACGTAAGCATTTACCCTCACGCTCGGGTCAAATCCAATTACCCACTGATCAAATCGGTAAATTGAACCAAACACGTTATCGTTATGCGGGGTTCCTGGCACTTCAATGGTTCTACTAACCGTTCCTTTGCGTTCTACGGGGTTTTCTATATCAGTGATGGAATAGGTTAAGCGTATATCAATATCATCGCTTAAATCCAATCTTTGCCCGTCAATGTAAAGTTCTGTTATCATAACGGCATCGCTTCGTCAAAGGTGAATTTGTAGGTAATGGTTAACGTGTGCAACTGATCGAAGTCACGTTTCCAAACATTGTAAGCCGTATCGGTTACCAAAATGGGAACTAAGTAATCAACTACACCTTCGTCGGTATTAAAAGCCTTGCGTAACCAAAGACGTGGGGAACGTACCATTTGCGCTAACCACTCAAATTCTTCGTCGGTCAACCAATCGGAAGAAACGGTAAACTCCTTGGAGTAATCAACTTGGGCGTTGTATTTTGAAAAGTTAGTGTACCATCCATAAATACCACTATTCCCTTCAAATCCATCCGTCAAATAAGGACGGCTCGCTTCAACACGTGTAATGTTTTGCCTTTCTCGGTTTGGCTTGGTGAACACGTAACTATCTACCCCACCTAATTGGTTCTCAAAATGAACCTCGGTAAAGTCGTATCGTGGGCACTCATCGGTTAACCTTACAACGTATTCAATAGTTGCTTGGTTAATTCCTTCATCTTGAAATCCAGTGACAGTATAGTAACCCGTGCCGAGGATATTCGGCGAAACAGGGAAATCACCTTCGCCACTTTCAGAATCACTTGTTAAACTTGAACTTAAATTGCGCACATCCAAAGGCATGAATGGAACGGCAATCATGTTATATTCGTTTTCCTCGCTCGATGCGTGTGACGTTTGATTGATCGTTGGAATGTAATACTCACGAATCAACGAATTCTCGGAATCGTAATATTGGTAGCGTATGTAATCAATGTTTGGGTCAACTTCTTTACTACATAAAAAATAAAGATTTCCGCTTTGATTATACGTTACCGAAGCAACTGCCTTGGTTGATTGTGGTCGGTTGGTCAATGGTAATTTAAAATCTACCGCATCACTATCTATCCAATAATTAGTTTTGAAGTATGGAAATTGCGCAAAGTCAAAAACAGTCCAAGCACCGTTGTAAATAATAGCAGGTTCTGCATCGGTTGGTGCAGGGCTTCCACCCGTGTACTCTTCATCGAATTCTACTTCGAACTCAATGTATTGAGAAGGGCATCCAAAGCTTTCGGATACTACAATCGAACCATCTGCAATTCGTGGGGTAACTTCAAAGTAACCTCGCACTATTTCCTGAAAATTGAACCTTCCACGGTTGCTATTCGTCACGCTCGGTACAGTTTTTAATTTCGCTACCAAGTTTCCATTTATCGAAACATTTGCAACGTATCGGAAATTCGGCTCGGTGCTATTATCACTATCAACCACGTATACCAACGGATTGCCCGCAGGTGAATACCTTGGTTCAGTTACTTGGGTTATTATCGTTATTGCCATATCATTTAAAAATCACTGCGGTCATCGCTTGGGCTGTAAATTCTGCAACCCTTTGCGCTAAATCATTTAATCTGTTTTCGGTAAGTGTTGGTTGAACGAATGGGTGAGCATAAGTTCCCTTTTTGTAAATGCTTCTACGAACTCGGGAAGCCAAAGAATAAACGTCTTTTTTACCGCTCGCCATATTTTTGAATTGTACCCATTTCACCATATCGTCTAATCGTGGGTATTCCTTAACCGTGAATGGTGAGTTAGGTGCTTTGGTACTGCTTTCAGTACCTTTTTGCCCGTACTCCAACGTCTTCCAGTACGCAGGTGCTACAATTTCAACAACGTACTCTTTGCCAAAACGTTTCATAGGCAAGGGCACGGTGCCTGCTTGAAGATTCCCCGTAACTTGGCTTCCGTTATCTTTAATTTGTTTGCGGAATAACTCGATCTGTTCGTGACACCAATCGACTATTTCCTTTTCAACACCTTCAAAAGCTTGGTCAACGTCGGTAGTACCAAACCCACCAACCGCAGGATTGAACGCACCACTCACATCGTTGAACTCGATAAATGCCATACTTATTAAATGGGAAATCCTAAAAAGTTACCCATTCGCTCGACGCTTTATTTCAAACGCTTCATGCTTGCTTTTCTCAACTTGGTAACTCGCATAATTCAAGAACTCAATCGCTGGAAGTTCAAATACTTCATTCCATTTTAGAACGTCGCTATTCGCTAACCTATCAATTACGACAATCCAACCGTATCGCTCGGTGAATCCTGTTCCAATGTCAGGGCGTCCATCTCCGCCTTCAACGTCTGAATTTCCTTGTCCAAATAGGTTGGTAAATCTTCTAGCAACCTCACCCAACTGGCCAAAAAAAAAGCGGACAAACCCAATGCTTCAATCGCTAACATTTTTTCCTTCACCAACGTAGCACGCTTTGCATGGTCCTTACCGTTGTACTTTTTAGGTAACCAACCAAACTTCGTTTCACGCAAAAGCGATGCAACGCACAAATGTAAGTTCTTTACACCGTCCTCTTTCGTCTTATTCCACTCACTAATTTCAACGAATTGAGCGGTGTTGATTTCGTCAAAGAATCGGGTTACATAGTAACGCTTGCCGTCTATTTTAACGAATGATTTGAACGGCTTAAACGGCTCTTTCTCTAACTGCTTTGCAATGGCTTCGTATCGCTTGCGTAAGTCAATCAATGGGTAATTATCAACCGCATCGAAACCGTTACCCTCAACGATTGCCACAACCGAGCGCATATACTCCCACCCTTCCAAGTGATTGAGGTCGGCTAATAGTTGATACTGACCTACGGTTAATTTTTTCCAAATGTTATTGTATTGCATATTTCCCTTTGTTTTTCTCTGCTAATTTATTGACTGCCAAATATCTCAAAGCATCCATTCCGTGATCAAATGTTTCAATAGGTTCATTTATTGCACTGCCATTTTTTTCTTTCCACTTGTAAGAATTAAGCTCTTTGATTATGTTACTGCTACGGTTAGTAATATTCAATCTAAACCGCTTTACAACATCAATACCAAAAAGCTTTCTTTTATCACTTG